GTATAGTATTACTATTAATATACCTATTAGCTTGTTATTCATTAACCTATTTTTTTAGGTGTTTGATTTAATTGAGGATCAGTATTATCTAATTCCCTTGCCATAGTTTTAAACGACTCTTTCACACTTGGTAAAAACAAAGCCAATAATAATCCTAAAAGTTTTATCCATGCTATTGCTGTATCACTTAAACCTATTTGTGCTAAAAGTTCCATTTGCGTATCAGCTAAAGCTGTTAATGCAATTAAAATTGGTGCATACTTAATTAATAATTGTTTCATTTTTTCTTTTTTTTAAATTAAATTTTGGTTATGTGGAATAGTCTTACTAGCTTTTTTAACTCCGTTATTAATAATTGTTAAATTTTCTGTAACTCCTGACAAGTCTGTATTTTCTAAAGTATCTACTTTTGTTTTTACATCTTGTACGCTTATTTCTTTTGCTAATATAGTACTATTTTCAATATCTGACAAACTTGGTTTAGTATCAATAGCATTTGATATAGCTTCTAAACTATCCGTTACTGCATTAAAATCTTCTCCTTTAAATTGTTCTAATGTAGCTTGCATACTACTTAATCTATCGTCTTTTGCAATATTACTTGTTTCAGCTTCCATTTCCGCAAGCGTTGGCAAAGTCAATACCTTTGCTTTAATATCTTGACTTGTAGCCTCTTTTGCTAAAATAGTACTCGCCTCAATTTCTGCTAAAGTAGCTCCACTTGAACCTGCACTTGTTAAAGTACGGGTTGTATATTCCCAAACTTCTTGAGCAGTTGCAGGATCGATATAATCCACATCGGCTAAACGTGTGGAAACCTTAACGTCAAGGTTAGTATCTACTTTTAAAGTTAGTTCGTCTATTTTATCAATAGTTGCTAATAATTGCGGTGCATCAGTAGCTAATTGAATTTGATTACCTACATAAAACGCTTGTTCGTAACTTCCTTTTAACATACTTGAACGTCTACGCACTCCTGAACTTGTATCTCTACCTACAATATCGTAACCACTTATACCAATAAATCTATAAGGTTGCGTATTATCCGATAAAGTAGTTAATAAAGTTCCTGTTGCGTAGTCATCAGTTGCAGTTGCAGTAGTTACTTTCCAAAGTTCATACCCTAAATTATCCCCACCTAAAATAGTCAATTTACTATCCCCGTTTGCATCTTCAATTAATACGTTAATAATTTCCGTATCAGTTGGTGTAATAGTTGCTGGCGGTGTAGCTTTCATTGCAGTATATTTTGTAGTTTCGTTTACTACAATAGATTTGTAAGTAATTGTACCACTTGAAACCGCTACTATTGCACTTGCATCATCTTTGATTTTCACGTTATACGTTCCGAAATCTAAATACAAACCATCACGTGTACAAAGTTGCCCAAGTTTAATACCTGTTTCACTTAATCTAAAATAAGCCGTTGCATCGTATATTTGTGAAGTAGTGCTTAAAGTAGTATAAGCTGCTACATTTGTTTTAGTGTCTGTAATTCCGACATCTTCTTGGTCTGTAATATTGTACCAAGCATTACCACCTGGCAACACTAAAGTATCTGCAGTACGTTTTTGTCCGTAGTTTTCAGCACCTAAATAATACGTTCCAGCTTCGGCTGGTGTAAAATAAACGTAATAAGTTCCTGTTGTTACATTTGATTGAAAATATTTAGTAGTTCCATCTGCTTTAAATACACAAAGTGAATAACCATCGCTTGGTGTGTTTAATTCTAATACTGTTGAAGTACCTGCACTATCTTGGTAAACTGCTGTAATTTTTGCAGTACCATTTAAAGTAACAGTTCCTAATGTTCTTAAAGTTGAAATTTCAGTAGAGCTTGTAATTGTTACACCTGTATTAACTACAATATTCCAATTTTGAGTGTTTAAAATTCCACCTGTACAAGTCCAAATATCATTACTTGCTCTATTAGCATATTGTGAAATCCACCATCTATAATAGTTCCAAATATCTTGGTATTCTTTATTACTTGAAATTGTAATAGTTCCACCTGTTGCACCGCTTGGCAATAAGCTTATTCCTGTTATTGCACTCGCAACCGATTCGGTTACTGTTGTGGCTGTATCTAAAGCAATCATACCTGCACTTACAGGAATAGCAGCAGAAGCACCTAATACAATAGAAACATCAGTAGTTTTATAATTGTATGCTCTACCTTGATATGTTGCTGTACTTGCAGGAAAACGTAAGTTTTGTTTTAGTCCTGATTGGTAATACCAAACTTTAAGAACAGGGCTTGTGTTAGCAATACCGCTTGCATTAGTAGTTGCCTGATAAGTTATTGGATTTATAAAATCCCAAGTTTTCAAATTACCTGTAGTGGTGATTGTAATGGTAGGCGAGTTTGTTGGTGCATCAGTAGAAGTAAAGCGTACATCTTGCACTACATTACCACCTGTATCTTTAGCAGTAATAGTCAAATCTTGATATAAAGGCACGCAGTGTTTAGGAGAATTAAATTGTGAAGTAACGTTTAGGTTAGCACCTTTAGCACAGTTATATAACTCAACCCAACCACCACCCCAGTTGTCAAAATCATAAGAACCATCTACGTTTTCAACGTTAGATGCGGTAAATTTCGCATCCACTCCACCACCTGCACTACCCACATATTGAGCAAGATATTCAGCTTTTCGAGCTTTTACGCTAAATTCAACAGGCATACGGAATAAGTCATAAGCCAGCCCATAAAATTCACAGCTTCTAAAAATCGCATTTTGAGAATATGCACGAATACGAGTAGTAGTTACACCTGACCACGTTTTAGTACTTCTCCATCGAGTGTAGTATGAGCGAGGAGTAGTTCCTGCTGACAGTCCAATTGCACCACATACTTGTACTTCTCCACCAATGAATGTGAATTGTCCAAATTGTAATTGAAAGCTACCTGAGCCGTTATCTGCTGCATTTGAACTTTCACGCACACCTATGAAATGAACACCATCATAAAGAGGTGTTACTCCATCACTTGCCCAAGTACCTGAAGTAAAGTTAGCACCAGAAGTAGACAATAACAAATCCCAACAAATAAATGTTGTTAGTTGTGGATTTGCATTAGTAACCGTACCTGTAATATTAAACCTAACATCGGGCATATTGTATAAATAACCAGCCCCTTGCCACCTTGCTTCGGGTGCTCTAAAAGCTGTAAATACAGCAGTACCATCAGTGGTTGTTCCACCTAATGTTGTACCATATACAGGAGCAGTTCCAGAAGTTGTACCAGCAGTTGAACAACGATACCAAAAACCCGTAGGGGTTGGTGGTTTAATCATTTGTGATACTGTATAAGCAGTTGACCTTGCAACCGTACCCATTGCATTTATTGCAGTCAGAATACCATCAAGATTTGCATCTGTACCACTTTGAGTAATACGAGGTATGTTACTTGTTACATCAAAACTCCAAGCCATTATTTCCTGTCAATTAAAAAGATTAATAATATATATATTTTTCTGAATATCTTGCGGATAATTGTACCGCCACCATAACCTCCTTTATTTTTCATTATTCACGTTTTACAATTAAATTAGTCAAAACACCCGCTGTATTAGTAGCATAAAAAGCATCTTCATTTGGATAGCCATTGGCATCTTCTGCTGTTGTGATATACCGATAAATTGTATTTCCTTGAAGCGTATATACTAAATAATAACCATTTGTAATTGGATTTTCTATACCATCTGTTTTAGCGTTCATTGCTAAATATTCCCACGAATAACCATTTTTCCAAAGAGAAGTTGTAGCATCCCAAAATATATTTTGTTTGTTTTGCTTATTTTCTAATAAAACATTATGTAATTCCTCAAATTCAAAGCCATTCTGAACATGTACAAAAATTTCACCGTTATTTTGATTTACTCTTGTTACAACGCCTAAATAAACTAAATGCGATGGTGCGTGTGGCTTGTTTGTTAATCCAAAAATTAAATTTCCATCAATACCTAACCATACAGGATCACCTGCATTACTTCCGTTAGTATTTAATCCTTCTAATAAACCTTCTGTTACAACTTGTACAATGTCATTTGTAACACCACCTGTAACTAAAAGACCCAATGTTTTACTTGAAGTTGATTCACTTAAATTAGAAGCTTTTGAAACTACCATATTGGTTCCTGTTGCACTACTTACATAAACCGCTTGTCCTTTATTTATTGATTGTGATAATTTTACATTATGACGAACTGAACTTGTAAAATTTGGAATTGCATTGTCAACATATTCTTTAACCGCATTTTGTGTTGGATACAACTCATCACTTGTTCCTAAATTTACATCAGTACTTTTATTTGAAAGATTTTCTTTTGAATTTAAAGCTGATTGAGTAGCATTTGAAATAGGCTTGTTTGCATCGGAAGTATTATCCACATTTGATAATCCTACAGCTAACTTATCTAATGTTTGCCAAGTTTTATCACCACGCCAATATTGCGATGTAGTTCCAGGTTCAATAATTGGTTCTTGATCAGTTGAAGTATCAGGAACAAATATTTTTCCATTTGCATCTGGAACTGCAATATTACCAGGTTCAGGACTAATAATGTCATATATTGAAAAGTCGCTAATAATTATTTCGACATTTTCAATAATCTCTTCTATTTCTATACAAATATCATCACACATAATCTTACTGTGTTACATCTTGAATTAATTTCATATAACCACCAAAATAAGTAATTTTTTTCCCACCAGGAAAATTAAACTCAAAATCATAATAATAAACACCAGCTCCCCAATTTGCATCAAAAGAATGTATTGTAAAAATACCATTTTCAGCAGATTGAATTGTTATACCACTTCCATTTGTTAAAGTTTGCACAACAGTTCCTGTTTTATTACCCATTCTAAATTCACATTTTATAACACAATTTGTTAAATTCATAGGTAATTGTGTTATTTTATTTTTAATGGTTACATCTCGACTTGGAAATGTATCACCATTCATTTGGTCTGGAAAATTATAAATTTGCATTTGGATCCTGAATTATAGGTTCAACAATAACATTTTTGTTCTCTTCTTGTAACTTCATATAGTTTTCGTACCAATCACCCAAATTAAGCATTTCAGTAGCTTGTTCTCTTGAAATTAAATCGAGTGATAACATTAGCTCTACTGATTTTGCTTCTTTTAAAGGATCAATATGTGGCATATTTTTACCAATAAATCTACATTTTGAATAAGCTTCAATTATCATAAAATCATTAGATTGTAATGCTTGTATAAAACCAGGCGCATCTATTTTACCTTTTAAAATTTCAACTTCTAACCATAATTTATAAAATGGAATATAAAAATCTAAAGCAAATCCAACACGATCAATATCCACTGTATAGGCCCATCCATTAATTGCAGCACGTGAAGCAGAATAATTTGAATTATACATGTTTAAAGCAACCTCGGGCGGAACATTTGCTGATGCTGCAATTTTATTAAAATTAGCACGTTCAAAAGCTTCATAAGAAGTTTCAATTGAAGTACTAAACTCTTTTAATTTAGCCCCTATTGGCATATTAAAAGTTTGGTTTGAAGTAGTTTCAATTATTTTATTAGCTAAACCATTCCCTAATTCATAACTATCAGGTGTATCTAATATTTTATTTTTTGCTTTTTTAACGGTATCTAAAATATCTTCACCAGTAGAATACGAATCATGCTCAATTGCATATAAAAGTTTTGCAGCTTGTTCAGCTTTTCCAACTGCTGCTTCTGTATATCGGTCTAATTTAGCACTTTTTTCAATTGTTTGAGCCATTTCTGGAATACCTCTCAAATGATCAGCGCTTAATTTTTGACCATAAACTAACCATGCCATTTTTCGTTTTTGATTTTTTCCATAAGCTTCTATTCTCTCGAATTTTCCTAATGGATTTTCAACGTCTAAAATTTGAACATAATATGCAACATGTCTTCCTTTTGAATCAAATTCAATTCCATGATTAATATAATTTTTACGCACTTTAGCTTCAGCATAAAAAGGATCGCCTAACATTGGACTTTTAACATGTTCACCTGAAAAAATTTGAACGTTTAAACCATAATCACCAATTCTACAAACTACTAATGCATCACCTGAGGTAAAAACTTCTTTGTATAATTCATAAGCTATTTGATGTAATGTTTTTTGTTCAGAATAATCACAATATTTTGAATTAGAATATAAATTAAAACGAGCCTCTACATTTTCTTGAAATTTAATAAAATCAATTTCAATTCCTTGTATTTCTAAAATTGTTTTTTCTGGTTCAGATTGTAATTTTAATCCAGTACCAATTGTATAATCAACATGTTTATCCGTGATTATTTTAGTTGTATCTTGCTTTAAAAGAGAATCTTTACTTCTTAATCTTAAAGCTCTGTAATCTAAATATGAACGAGTAACAACCCCTAGTTCTCCTAATGTTTTTTCTCCATCAAAGTTTCTTGTAACTATTGGATATGATTGACCGTATATTTTAGACCCGCCTAATTCATAAGGAACAGCACTTTTAACGGCAAAATCAGGATTAGCATTTTTACTATCCTGATTTGCAAATTTTATTTCTAAATTTCCTATTTTCATGTTTTATAAATTACCACCTCTAAAAACTTTAACACGGCCATTTAAACGATTGATATAACGTTGACGTAATTGCTCTAATCCTAAAATTCCATCAGTAACATCTTTTGGACTACGATAAGCTGTTTTGACTTTCATTTGCCCGTCATCAAGTTGATATTCTGCATAATTTGCAGACCCTACTGTATCCAATAACTTTAATTCCATTGCAGAAATTAAATTATCTATTGCAGTAATTTTATCTTTTAGCGATTGAGCGCTTTCAATATATTGTGATATGCTTAAATATCTGTCGTTCATTTTAACCTATTTAATTATCTGTTACAAACTTACAAAAAAAAACCACTCAAAAATAATTGAATGGTTTTTTTGTAATTTTAACTTAATGCTAAAACAAAATCTTCATAAGTTAATTTAGCATATTTACTATTGGATTTCCTTAAAATTTCAATGTATATTTCTCTAGCTGACAAATTATAAACCGCAACATCAAAAAAGTGATTTTCAATACTAGAATTTTTCTTTTTCCATGCAAAACCAACCTCAACGCCATTTTTAATTAAAGGAACTCGATGTTCAGCTTCAAAATGTTCAAAATAATTTCGCATTGTATACTTGCCTTGTTCAGGTTGTGGAAAATTCATGTAACCACTAGGTTGATAACCATCCATACCAACTCGTAACTTCATATTTGAAGCTAAAATATCTTTTAATTGATTAACCTGAATTATATATAATTTTTGACGTTCACGTGATCTCATAATAATTGCGGTATCTTTTGTTAACTTTCTATAATCGTCCTCTGAATATCCTTTAACTCCAACTATAAAAGGATTGTTTTGAGAATCAATAAACTCATAAGCTAACCTTGTAAAATGACCAGTATCAATACATGTTATGTCAATATTATAGGCATCACCACTTTGACCAATAAAATTTGTTTCGATAATTTCTTTTAACTTTGGCCATACACTATTTGGCATACCATGCGCATAAGTCCATCGAATTCTTTCAGTATCATTTTCACGCTCTGAACGGCTTTTTTTTCTTGAACGTTTAAAAGTACCTATTGACCCATGATTTATTGAATAAGTAACTCCTGTTGAAGTATGTGCTATTATTTCCCAATCTAATCTTACATCTTCATTATTATCCTCCATAACACCTCCTAAATCGCATGCTAATGTTAATAAAATTACCCTACCATTACCGTCTTTTTCAATTGTTGAATCTGGAATTGTATTAATTGTATAGCTTCTTGTATTTTGCATTAAATCCGAAACCTTTATGCTTTTTCCTTTTTCTTCCCATGTTTGACCTAATCTAGTATTTACAAAAGCTTTTAATTTATTTTCATCAACTACATCATTTGGAGGACAAGCATCTAAAAATTGATAAACTAAATCTATCCATGATGTAAATCCTGGAGGAATAACTAAAGCATTAATTTGATAACTTCTAAAATTTTCACGTTTTGGTTCGCATGTTGGAACCCATTTACCAGTTGAATTTAACAAAGGCTTATCCGATTCTAAAATTTTCCCTCCGCAATTTTGACATTCATAATGTACACTATCTGTAATTAAATTGCCTTGTTCATTTAATTGCCATTTTATACCAGCAAAACTTCCATCTTCTTTTTCTACTTTCCATTCCATAGGAATATAAGTTTTACAATGAGGACATTCCCAATTCCATTTTCTTTTATCACCTAAATCATAAACTTCTTCAATATTTGATGTTTGCTTAATTGCAGGTGTTGATATGTAAAATAGTTTTTTAGTAGTTCCATAAGAAGTAGCACGGTTTTCCATTAATGATCTAATACTACCTTCTTTTTTATCCGATACTGGAGCAGCCTCCCAATCATCTGCAAAGATATATTTAACGGAATATTGCCGCCATTTATTCGGATTATTTACACCCAATGCAATTAATGAACCTCCCGCAAATTCCTTACTAAAATCAGTATCTCCTGTTCGTTGGTTTTTTTTCTTAATAACATTTGGTCTTATTAATTTTGAAACACCAGACTTTTCTAACATAGGATCTAAAGAAGTACGTACCGATAATTTTGCAAGTTCAACATCCGCTGCTGTAAATAATATTGGTGCTGGAGTTTCTGAAATAATATAACAAATTCCAGAATAAATAACAGACTTTGAAATTCCACTTTGAGCGCATTTCATTACAGCCATCATTTCAACTGGACTTGAACCATGTAAATTATCTATTAATTCACGCGAATAAGGTGTTATATCATACTTTAAAAAACCAATATACCTACTCAAATCACCTGTTAAATAAACATTTTTTTCAACCCAATCAGAAGGTTTTTCTTTGACTACCTTATAATCAAATATTTTATCGTGAATTTCTAAATAGGATTGTTTATATAATTCTTTAAGCATATTTTTTGTTTTAAATTGGTAATGGCATATTCTGTAGTACTGCTGTAGATACATGCGTGTAGATTTCGGTTGTTTTACTGCTAGAGTGTCCGAGATGCTTTTGTATTATTCTAATATCGGTTCCAGATTCTAGTAATGCAGTTGCGTTAGAATGTCTTAATTGATGAAAGTGATATTCTTTTCCTAAATACTGTTTTACAATTTGATTGCAACTCCTGTGCGAGTATTTCAAATCGAATTGTCCGTTGAATAAATATTCTTTTGGTTTAGATTCCTTGAAATATTCTCGAAGGATATTCAATACTTTTTCAGAAAGTGGGACAATTCTATCTTTTCTTCCTTTTGATTGTCGAATAGTAATAATCATTCGTTTGCTGTCAATATCTGAAATAAGCAAATTGCAAACTTCTGAAACACGCATTCCTGTAGAATAAGCCAACGAAATGATTGCTTTGTGCTTTTTGTTCTGAATTTTAGCAATTTGCTCCAAAAGGTATTCTTTTTCAATAATCTGCGGAAGCTTCTTTTCGGAACGTGGATATTCGATATGACGAAATTTTAATGGCTGCTTACCTGTTAATTTGTAAAATAATTTTACTGCTGAAATTCTGTGCTTTCTCCCATTTATTGAATTAGCAAGAAGCAGCCATTCTTTAATTTGTCTTTCCGATATTTCAGATGGCTTTGTAGCTACTTTATTATAGTGTTCTAAAAAACATCTTACTTGGCTTACATAATTTTGTATTGTATTGTTTGAGTAATTTTTAATTCTCAAATCTTCGGAATACAATTCTAAGTACTTTCCGGTATTCATGGCGTATAGTGTTTATTTTGTTAATGTTTACATATTGGTTCTTACATATAGTAGTTAGGAGCAAGTTTACGAGAACACCTCGCAACTTTCAACACATCCATTTGTGCTGTCTAATTCAGTACCATCTTGCCAAATTGATACTTGATAATTAGTATTTCTGCTATCGTCTATTGCGTTTTTTATCGATTTGTCTTTTGCCATTTCAAAAATATCTTGAACTGATTTATTTGAGCGAAAAAATTTAATAGGCAATTCTATTGTTTCAACACGTTCTTTTATTCCATCAGAAATATAATTACCATATTCAAGTTCCATTTGTTTCATAAACTCAAACCATTGGGGATTTTCTCTTGCTATTGTAACTAATTTTCTAAATGTTTTTTTCCAGCAAGTTTTACAATTACCCTCATACCCTTTTAATTGTAATCTAAATGGCATTTTATCCCAAAAATTATTTATCATAGGTTTTGAAATTCCCATCAAAGCAAGAGGATACCATAAACCTCCTAATCTGTCTAATTCGTCAATTCTAATACCTATTGCTTTTGTATATGTTTTAGGTTTCCATCCAATAGAACTTAAATATCTATTCATTACATACTCTTTTAAATCCCTTGTGCAAGTTTTATTTTGTTGGTTTGGTATTCCAAAATGAGCAATATATTTTCTGAAAGGATGATTTTGCCATTTATTTTCTATTTCTGTTTTATCGTGTGAGCGATAAGCAGTTTCAAAATCAACAATTTTAAAACCTAATCTTTCATATTCTAACCAACTTACTTTTACGTTAAAATGCTCTTGACATTGTTTTACAAAAATTAGCGTTTCTTCATTTTCTTCGCCAGTATTTGCAAAAGCAACTTCAATTTCGTGATTTGAGTAATTCAATAAAATATGTCCAAGCATATAAGCAGAAGTTTCACCTCCTGAAAAACTTATAAATATTCTTTTTTTTGGTTTCTTAATCATAATTTTTATAATAACATTTAGTGGAAAAACCTGCTCCTAACAATCAATAACCGCAATTTGCCAAATCAACTAACCGTATAGGCAAACTGCGGTTATTTTTAACGTTATGAGTAAGCTTAATCCCAATCTGTAGAACCAACAATTACGAAATCATCTCCTACAACTGTGTCATATAATGAAAATTCAGGATAATTAAATTCATCATCAATTGGTAAATCAGGATTGT